AATCCATACTATTTCCTTTACTGGGTTTTGTAATACAAGATCTATTGTTCCTTGGTTTATAACTCCTTCACGATCTATTCTATAAACACGTTCAATTAAGTAATCGTGAGACTGTGCTGCCATACTTTTTCTTTCTGATTCATCCAAGAAAATGTAGTTACATTCAAGATATGCATCCATATCAATATAACTATTTAAACTACTGTAATCTGCTCCAAGTGGTACGAGAAAACGTTGAATACCTACATCATTATTTTCAATTCCGCTAATGAAATCCTCATTGTATTTTGCAATATTTAAATTTAAATATTTTCTACGATATTCGTCAGGACTAATATATAATCCTGTTTCAATATCAAATAACTGATATAATTCTTCTATCCCTCGGAATTCAATCGTAATATCAATGTTCTGATATTGAAGAGCAATCAGCGGAAGAGCTAGCCCTGGATTTTTTGTAAACCAAAATGGGATGGGAATAAACAAACGACGACCCTTAATTGAAGGATTTTCAAAAGTTCTTCCTCCAATAGGATAGGAAGAATAACTAATATTGTTATTGTCAATAATAACATATGGATCTAACCGTTTCGGATTTACAAATTCTTCTACATTTCCAGTAAGTTTATCATATGCAGTCTTCTTATCTGTAGAAAGACTTAATTCATTCCATACATCCATCCATTCTCCCCAAGATTGGTCAATTAATTGAGTATCTATTCTCACGGCACAGCTATATATCATATAATTTGCAAGATTCTCTACCCAACGAAAACGAAACTTATCCGAAGAATAGATATTCGGTATCTGTACAGAGAGATACACTTCTTGAAGAAGATCTGCTACACGATTAATGCGACATATAAAGGTATTTCTTGGTACATCTAATGTTGGTTTTGTACTAAATGTTTGACGAACACTTTCCATAGAAAAATTCGTATGTCTTTTGTAAACCATTTTAAAATAACTAATCTCTGGAGACCCTGATATAAACTGGTCTTGTGCACCAACAGCGACTAATTGCATCACACCACCGGCCATGGTTGTTTACTCTACTTATGAAAGAATGTTTAAATTTGTTTTAAGAATCACTTTATATCATGTATTTTATCATCCCTTCTCTTTCCCGTATAAAAATACTCCAACAAAAATCACTACAATTATTAATACATTCTTATGACATTTCCCCTGAAAAGATCTATGTCTTTGTAGTTCAAGAAGAATTACAAGAATATAAAGATTCCCTCCTTTCCATTTATCCAACGCTACAAATATGTCCTGGTCCTCTGGGACTTCATCGTATGAGAAACTATATCCGAAACTATTTTCCAGAAAACACCAAACTTATATGTTTAGACGATGATATACAAGAACTATGTATTATGAAAGAAGATCTTACCATTACTGATGTAAAAAGTTGTAAAAGATATCCCCTGATTTCTATTACAAAAGATATATTCCATTCTTTTCTTCAGGATGCATTTGAGACCTTAGAAAAAGAAGGTCTTTACTTATTTGGAATTTATGCTGTTCGGAATGGATATTTTATGAAAGGACTTCCTGATAAAAGTACATGTCTACGGTTTTGTGTAGGAGCATTTTGGGGATGCATCAACCAACATCATAAAAATCTTGAAATTCATCTAGAAGAAAAGGAAGATGTAGAAAGAACACTTCACTACTTTTTACAGGATGGTGGTGTATTACGCTACAATAAAATTTGTCCTGTCACAAGATATTACAAAGAAAAAGGAGGTATGCAGTCTAGAAATACAGACCGAATAGAAACTTCTAAACAGTCATGTATGTATTTAATGGAAATGTTTCCAAATCACTGCAAACTATATACATCTAAAAAGTCAGGTATTTATGAAGTAAAATTAATGAAGTCTTAATTGGTCATTTTTGAAGAAGATGGTTGAGCAACTGTTAGAATATCAGAATAGTCTGTGGAAGCTCCTACAGAAGGCGCATTTTTCTTTGAAGGACCGGCAGCAAATAAAGCATCTACCACAGTTTGGTCTACTGCATGGTTATAATATGTGAGATCAGCCATCATGACCTTCTTTACAGCATCAGGTCTGGGAGTTGTAAGAGAATTACCACCTGAAGTAACAGATGGTTGTGGGAATACATATAGATTTCCTTCGTTTACTTTAATTGTACTGAAATTATCCTTGGTGGGTACAAGGTTACCGTCTACATAAGAATCTAACTCAATTAAATTATTTACATAGACACGGCAACGTACCTTGTTGCGGTAAGGAAGGGGATCCGAAGGGAATGTATCTTGTAATACAACGGTCATTAGAATCCATTTGTTGTTAAATTCTGTGCGGTTAATGTTACCAAGAGTTAGTTTATGAGAGTTTCCTTGAGACCAAACGGTAGTGCTGTCAGTGCATACATTTCTTGAACCTTGTTTGATCCCCTCAATATATTCACTATTATCTGATTTTGTTTTTAGGGTATTAAATTCAACCGTAATATTTCTTCCACAGTTTTCTAATTTTACAAGTGGACATTTCACCATGTAATCAGTCTTCGGTTTGTTACATACGTTATTGTAAGTTGATAAAGCATCGGTACCTTTTAAGAAAAGGATTGTTTGTTTTGCAATATTTGTAGATTTAATTCCCTCGTCGGGTTGGATGGCTGTATTTGTAGGATTGCAATCAGAATATACACTTCCAAGATCATTTAGGAATAACCAGAAGGAATAACTAAATTCAATGCCACCTTTTTGATTGTAAGAAGCACCTATTTTACGATAAGATGGTTTACCTTTATCAGTTGCATCGTATACTTCTTCGGAAGTATTACTGAGGTCCTTGATACCAGTAAAAATAGGAACTACTTCACGAAGAGTATTTGAATCAGATTTTAACGATTTTAGGAATTCGTAATTATATATCGCAAATCCTATCACGAAAAATACGACAACGAGACAGATCGCAAATAATATCTGTAAGAAAGTTTGCATATTTCCACTTAGTATATAAAAAGAAAAAACAATACAATAAAATAAATCAATGAATGGTTTGATTAAGTATAAAATTAACGAAGGAATATCTCGGAACATACATCATAATAAGTTTTATATGATTACAACAAAGGAAACCTATTATGCCATTCATAAAATAGATCAATCTATTTCATCGGAATCCTCTTCCAAGCATAAGAAATCGGACCCGCCGCCCCCCGTTTCCAAACCCTCTATGTTATCTTTTATAGAGAAAAAGCATATCCTTCAATTCCAAAATTATCTAGAGGTAAATCTAAAGGAAGGATATACCTTTAATAGAAACATTGTACCTTACGGAAACAAAGGCGTCTTATATTCCGAGAAAATACCAATTTCTTCATTCTTCCCGCCATTGATTATAGAAACCATTAAATCTTCAGATCTTGAACTGATGTGTATTTTAAATTACTTTGATATGCTAATCATTACAAGTATCAAAAAACAAGAAGATAATAGTATCACTATATATGGCTATGAACATATTATCCGAGAAAGACCAAATCGGGAATTAATTGAATATAAGTTACGATTGTTGATGTAATTTATTTATTTTTTAAGCACCAATTTTATAAATGGGATTTCTTACACCATAAGCAGGCAGTCCAAGTTTACTGGTTAGGTTTTCAACAGGTCCTCGTAGGTAAATATCCTTTATTTCTTGACCATTCATATCAAAGTTACTGAATACAACTCTGCCAACAAGTCCTGAGAAACCAGCAGGGATATTTGCATTGTAAGTATCTCCACCGATATAGACATCACCCTTCTTGGATAGGTTTAGACCAGTGTAATTAACACTTAGAGTTGTTCCATTTGACAGTGTAACCCTATCACTTGAGCTAATAGAAGATACAACCTCTCCATCAAGGTAAGTGGTTATATAACCTCTATTTACTGTTTCATTTACCACAACAGCTACATGTACCCAGCGTTGGAGAGGTATATAGTCAATCACAACACCATGAGTGGCTAAATCTACCTTAATCGCATCTTGAGTATCTGTAACAGTATTGGCTCCTAAGACGGATACATATTCAGTATCAGCACTGGTAATACCCGTGTAGTTTTTAGCACGTTTTATTTGTTCTGGAAGATCAGTAGGTCCTTGAGTGGTAAAGTCAGCACCAGTCTTATCAGTATCCTTTGAGAAACGTACATATAGACGGTTTTTCATTCCATCTAAATAGACTGCAGGAGATGCACCCTTTGTTGATTCATCTCCACGATGAAGTACGTGGCGTAAGTTTTCACCAGACATTAGGTTAATGTCGTGGATATAGATCCAGAATAGGAACGTAGTACGGTTTCCATTAGTGCTGGGGGGAAGAGCACCACCGTCTATTTTAGTCACTTGAGTACCTTTTCTAGGGACAATAGACTCTGCTAGTTCTACATATAGCTTGTTTGTGAGTCTTCTGGATAGGTAAACATACAGTACATATGCAATGAAGAACAGAACAACTGCTACAAGAATTCCCACAAAGACCATCATTCCATACTTTCCTGTAAAAGTTGCGAATGCTTCTTTTCCTTTTGCAATACCTTCTCCTACCTTTTCACTCGCAACAGTCATCGTTTCATTTACTTTTCCTGTAACAGCAGCAGCAGTTCCTTGAACAGTGGTAGCTGGTGGTGCGCTAGCTGTTTCACCAGCAACATTGATATCCTTAGAGTTTTCAGCCATAGTTATTCTGTATTTACCTTATAAAATATTTTCAACATCTTTCTCTTTTCCACGCTTCTTTACTTCTTTGTATGTTTGGATCCAATATAGTCCAAGATCTTCTATAGGATATGTATTTGGCACCTTTTCATACATTAATTTTCTATACTTTTTTTGCGTAGAGATATAACTCAATAATTTTGAAAAATCCATAGATTCTATAGGAGCTATCTTACCTTGTACATGGATATGCCACATAATTATATTTGTTAAATACATTATTGGAATAATTGTATCGTAGGCTCCTTCTGATCCAAATTTTGACCGCCATAATTCATAATAAATGTAATCATGCAAAAAGGAGGTGTAGATCCCTTTGTCTAACACTTTAATAATGTTTTCATGTATTTTTAAAGGATTCATCCAGTCATCTTCCATTAGTAGTTTATCTACGATACATGGGTTGTTACATTCAAAGATTTCTGGAAAGGTTTTTTGTTCATCACCTGTATAATTAGCTAATGGTATACTATTTTTCTTAATATTTAATCGTTGTTGTACAGTCAATATTGCTGTATAAATATTTCCATTTGCGTCTTCTGCAATCTTCATTAATTCCGTTAATTTAATCTTGTTTTTTGGAAGTCGTTTTTTTAAAAACAGAAACATATCAATATCTTGCAAACGAGAAAGCTTTACGGAATTTGTAATATAATGCTTCATGTCTCCTAACTTTTTTAAAGTATCTACATGACCCAAAAGAACTATCGGTATACTTGCTTCTTTATATTTCTTTTTATACGTCAAAATATAGTTTAATACATTCCGGTCTATTTTAATAAAACTCTCTACTTCATCCAATACAATCAGTTTCTTTTTTGTACATATCCCCTCTTCTTTTAAAGAAGTACCAAGATCTATCCATTGATGAAACTTCATAATCCGATCAAGCACGTCTTTCCCATCCATACAAGTATTTGTTTCTAAGAACAATGTATTATAATCAAATTCATTTATCAATAATTTAGCCCCAATCGTTTTTCCAACACCAGAAAACCCATATATAAATAAAATTTCATCATTATTTACCCCCTTCATTTGTTCTTTCCATTCATGAAGGGTTCTTTTATTTCCAATTAATTCATCAAATGTTTTTGGCGTAAAGAGAATATTTTCCATTGAATATTCTAATAAAAATAGGTTTAAATCTATCTATGTATAGATTAATTCAATCCATACACCAATATAATACGATAAAATTCCCAATAAAGGAAATACAAACATAGGTGAAAAGATACTTGTTTCATCACTGGTATTTGCACCCCATTGTTTTGGACGATCTTCTGGAGTAAACATCATCGCTGGTTTTGTAATAAGCAATATTGCAATAATCACTAAATACAGAATTAGAGCAATCTGCCATCGGTTGATCATAATCACTGCCATCTTGATTACATAATATATAAAAAATTGAAATTTCTTGTAACTAAACTATTTAGATTAACAATGGCAGCTACTACAGACAACCAAGCAATGATGCAAAAACTTTCCAAGATTGAAGAACTTCTACAAAAACTTGTAAATAGTCTACATCCTGAACAGATTTCTTCTGAAGATGTCCTTTCGGTAGTTGGAGAGAATCACCAAACTTCAACAGGAGACACGGAAACAGATGCTGAAAGTGAACTTAAAACTATTACTACAGACGATGAAAAATTCATTTCAGATTATGAGAAGAAATACAGTTGCGAGTATCCTATTTCACTACGTGTATGCGGATATAGTCTTTCCAATGAAGATAAATACCGTAACAGTGCACTTGATATGTGTGTTCTCCGTTACTCCACAGATAAAGTAGTTTATCGGCTCCTGACTCTTTATAAGGTATGGAAACAAAACGAAGAGAACAAAGTATATAACAGTTCTTCCTTTGTAGAAAATCTAACAAAAGATATGTTTTATGTAAAGACAAAATATATGCTCTAACAATAAGGAATATGTATGATTCATATATTAGCCATGCAATACTGACTGTTATGTTGTTAGGAGCTTTAATGATACCTTACAAAGAAACTTTTTATCAAACATCAACAAAACCTATAGTGCTAACAACTCAACGATTAAACTTTGAGAATCTTCTTAAAAACAATAAATTAAAAACACTTGCTGTTTCCGGATGGGACTACATGTTATTCAAAATGTATACAAAACAAGCTTCCACAATTTATGGAAATCCTGATAAAGTTATTCTGGATCCGGTAGATTACGAAGAAAACGCAAAATCCTATCCAAAAACTGACTTACCTCCTGGATATTTTTTTGTATTTACTTCACCCAATAAAAAAGACGACTTTCGGTGTGGTTTTGATTTTACAGGGAAAAAAATAGGGTATTTTGATCCTTGTGAAAAACGATTTATTGAATCAATTCTATACGGTTATCGTACTGTTGGTAAACCAATTTCCTTACCCCTTGCAAAACTTACCCAATTAGCTACAATTTGGGATATGGTTGATGTAATTGTAATATATATTATACCAAAGTCTCCTCTTGTTAAAATGATAGAAATACAAGACTTATATATGTTGGATACTTCTACAATCTCTATAGATCGTCTACATATTACCCACCCAACTCTCTCCATAGAAAACCTTGCAAAAGAATCCTTCTTTGCAACCAATAATCGTATTACAACAATTTCTCCAACGATGTCTTTGATACGTATGTCTATGGTGCTTGTAGATGTAAAACCATCCCTTTCACCAGCACCTGCAACAGAATCCTTTATTACATCTCTACAATTGTCCCCAGAATATACAGATCCAACGTATAAATGTCTTGGAGATGAAACCATTCAATCCAGTGCATTATGTAAATCTCCTTATGATATTTATGGAATTCCAAAACCTACCCAAACTACATGGGATAAGCCATGTAAAGAAGACAAAGAATGTCCTTTCTATAAAGCGAATAAGAATTATCCAAATGAACGAGGAAAATGTCTTCCAGATGGAAGTTGTGAAATGCCATTAGGAGTTACCCGCATTGGTTACACTAAATATTTTGATAGAAATCCTTATCAACCATTCTGTTACCAATGTCGGAATGTAAAAGATAAAGATTGTTGTATTGCACAAGAAGCACAAGTAGAATTTACAAAAAGAAATACCAATGCACCTCCACAGACCTATCTCAAGTCTGCAGATTATGCTTTTAAAGAGGATACCGAAGAACGTAAAAAATATGGATTACAAACCTATATCAAATTGCCAATCTTATAAATTTTTAACTGAATTCATTATAGAATATGTTTCCTAATTGGAATTATTGGGTTCTTGTAGTGCTTCTTCTCGTGTTTGCTATTCTTTGGTTTAAACAACGATCTGAGTTCTTTGAAGATAGTTATCCGGCATATAATGTAACAGTAGGGTATAGTAACGAAGGTCCTGCTGTCTACCAGAGACATCCAGTACAGGTAAGTGTTATGGAAGATATGAAGTTTAAATACAAGAAGGCGTACAATTATGAATTAGAAAACAAAGAATATAAAACCGCCCTTGAAAAAACCTTTAAAGTTCCTAAACAATTATGTATTCAACCAAATGACTGGAGTGTCGTAGAACCAGTAAATCGTACTCTCAGTCCAGATGTAGAAGAAGTTTACAAATATGCAATTGAATATGTTCGTAATACCGTGAAGGAGTCAAGTTATTTTCAACTTCCCGATAACCTTTCCCTTCAATTAAATCAAATACAGGTAGTCCATGATCGTCTGATTTCTTACCAAAAACATAAAGTCATTCCATCTTACATTATGACAGTTCAACTTGTATTATATAGAGAAGCAAAATATCATGCAAAGGATATCGGAATGACCATTCGGGTAGATAAAGAAAAAGGAAGATGGGGTGTTTCCGTATTAGAAGTATGGATCAATGGAGTTATCTTTGAAGACCAAGTTGGTTTATTCCCTGTTACTGCAAGTGACCCTCTTAATACCAACGTAAATCTATCCTCTGCAGAATTTAAAGATCAAAATCCAAGAAACTACATTAAGAAAGGATATGAATATTGTGCTTCCAATAATTTGGATGAAACAAAAGCAATACAATGCGTAAACGCAATAGATTTAGGATCTCTTCCCCAAGTGATGGTGTAATTTTTTAATATTCATCATCGTTAAACATATCAGGATCCGCCTCATCATCATTTTCTCCGACGACTGGGTACTTTTCATCTTCCCCGTCTTCTTCATATTCGTCTGCTGCTTCTCTATACTGGTTTTCTTCTTCTTGACGATCTTTAAATTGTCGGATATATTCGTCTAATTCTTTAATGCCAAGTTTCTTTGCATCTACATATAGACGACGCTCTTCAGAATTCATGAGATCAATAACTTTTAATTTTCCAATATTTTCTTGTTCTCTAACTTTGGCAATATAATCCATATAATTTACACTCTTATTAAACTGATATTGGTATACCCATTGTTTTGCTACATCAAATATGTCTCGCAGATAATTGGTTAATAAAGAGGCATCTAAACGATCTTCTAAAAGAACCAATGTATTGTTGCGAGCAAACTCTGGTTTTGCTGGGAAACATAATTGACGAACGATGAAGTATTGTAAAACTCGTCGCTTATAAAGATCTTGTAGTTCAGAAGTTATATGATTGTTATCTAATAACATCTCGTGTAACATATGTAAGGTACCAAATTCTTTTTGTAAATAGGCAAACTCATCAGGTTTTTCTTCATAGGAAGTTTGTATATATAAATACTGTATTTGAAGTATTTTACGCATAAACTTTAATAAGTCTTGAGTAGATGCTTGATAGACAAACTCTTTCACAGTGCTATCTGTTGGTAATGATTTCATCAATATATCCATGTATTTTTCTGTAACTGGTTGAATCTTTTGTACATTACTTTCAAGTAATCTATAATCACCCAATGGCATATAGATTTCTAATTGTTCCATCCAATCTTGAATTATCCAATCTCTATATGTAGGGATTTCAGCGCGCACTGCTTCCATTACCGTTATCTGCGCTTCATCTCTCTCTTTTCCAGATCTTATTAACACGGGTCTCTTTTCAAATCCACTTCGTTGGGTTGCAAACAGTTTTTTAATCTTATAAGCATTTTTAACATATCCTGCCCAATCATAGTCTGCCCTGTATTTATCACTTAACATTTGTAAACAACATCCAATATGTAGCTTTTTTGCAATACTTGATTGTATCAATACAGAGGGAAGATTTTTTAGGAAATACATATAATCTGCAAGGTATCTATTTTTCAAACGTTGATCTACTGTATCTGTAATTTGCTTCTTTACTTGTTCTCCTTTATGTAATAGATTCTTTGCAGGTAAATCTTTTTCAAATGTTCTAAATTTAGTTTGAAGTTCTTTTACTGTATCAGCAAGGTCTTGTTCAAATAGAGTATCTAACTGGCTTGAAACTTCATCATTGGTTACTTGTTTTGCATATCGGTTCCATAAAGTTCCTCTGGTTAATACTAATTCATAGATAACACATAATAGATAAGGAACTACTCCTTCTTTGCGATGTTTTAGTCCCTCCATTGGCATACCATAAGGACTCCATACCTGAATACATTGAAGAGATCCATTCCATATTTGGAATTGTAGAGTACGTTGTAATACATGACTTTGTATATCACATATCCACCATCCAAGTAAATATACCCATTGCTGTTGAATATCTTTTAGGAAACCTTTATAAATCTTTTGGAATTTGGCACGTGTTGTTTGATACATAGAAGGATCTACGAAGGTTTCTAACATACTATCCAATGTGTCTAAGTCTAAGGAATTTATCAACGTATGGATTTCATGTGAAAATTCTGGGAATGCTTCGTGAATCTGCACCATTTTTGTTTTTCGGAGATCTCCTGGAATTGATTGTGTCAAACGAATGTAGTCTAATGGTAAGCCAGATGCTCTCTGAAGTGCAACAAACATACGAAGAACAATATCGTAGATTTCACGTTTACCTTCATCAAGGTGTTGAATATCTACAGGAAGACTATCATCGTATACAGGTATAGTAATTTCATCAGGATCATCTTTTTCTAACATCATATCTATTTCTTTTATGAACATTTGATCCATACTTGGTCCCATATCTTCTTCATACTCCTTGGAAAGGACCTCGCCTTTTTTAATATGCTTAATTTCTTCATGAATAGATTGCCAGTCTTCGTAAGGTTCATCACGGATTGAAATAAGTGTTTTAGAAGCTTGATTAAATTCTTTCTCAACTGCTTCTTCTATGGTTTCTAAATCCCATTTTTGTATCAACCGGTACCATTTTTCTATTTCAGATTTTTGTTCATGAAGTAATCTTACCTTCATAACATGGATAACTTCTTCAATAGTTACCTTATTCTCCATGATCATCGCAGCAATATCAAAAGCAGTAGATGGAAGATTTGTGAGTGTAGAAGATGAAATAGGAATGGAATCAATGAAACCTTGATATAGTTCTAAAAGTTGCTCTTTGAACAACTGCAGTACAGGGCGCATTTTTTCAAAAATACCCTTTTGAACTGAATAAAAACCATATACACTATATTCATCTGAAATTTGTAGCGGTACTGGTCGGTACGACTGAACCATTTTTAATAATTTAAATACTTCCGTATCTTTCTTTTTGATTTCTTCTAATTGTTCTATTAATTTTTTAAAATCTCTTGGATGTAAAGTATCAATATCTATTCCATATCGTAAAAACTCTTTCCATAGATCATAAAGAGAACCTATTTCTTTAATTCCTTTCACTACATGATCAATTGAGCTATATAATGCTTTTTCTATATTTTCTTGGAACGAAAGACCATCATCTATGGGGAGAATAGACCCTTTTTCTTGTGTTTCTAGCTGCTTATCTGCAAGTGATAAATAGGAAAAATCTTTATGGAAGGGAGAAACCCCTATTTTTGTAAAAAGACGAGTTACCTTTCCACGAAGGGCATCTTTTGGCAATACAATGATTTGTTCATCTACCGAATCTTTTACGAAAACATGGGTAGATATAGTTGTTTGGAACTGTGGAGCATCCTCATTCGTTGTTTCATATCCTAAGAATGCTTTATGCAGTTCTTGAACTCGGGTATCATGTTTATTAATTTTATGAGCTTCATCATATGCTTCAAAGAAAACATCTTCGTCGCCATTATCCTTACGTTGAATGCTAACTTCCGGAATAATATTTGCCGAAATAACAAAAGGTGTGTCTTGAACCACTTTTTGATGTAATTTTTGAAATGCTTTAGCCTTTCGTTTCAACGGGATTGCAAGTTCGGATGAAAGGGTTTGTAATAACAAAAGAGTTTGATTGTAAATATCCTCAGAAGAATAAATGTTTATACCAACTTTCTTATCTTGATCTATATCAACGTCACTTACATAATCATCTCCAGAAATTAACTCACGAATTTCTATTTCCGGTAAATCTTCATCTAAATAGACTAAGGACATGTATACCTTCCTCTAATGTTGTTTAGAGAGAAATTTTACTCAAAACGAATCCACGCATCCAAGACTTCACGAATTTCTCGTTCTACTTGGCGACAACAGTCCTTCATAACCATCACAAATTCCTTCTCATCTGGTGTAAGTGTATCATTCTTCAGTGTCATACGCACAACAATCTTATATTCCAAAGGATGAGGAGCGTAATATCCAATATATGACATTTTATATTTATTATCTAATACCTTTGCATCTTCACGGATATAACGATTGTATAGAATAGATTGAATTAGATTTCCCAAAGTATCGTCTTCTTCCATAATATGAAGATCAAACGTGTCCTCCATTTTATCATTCTTTACAATTGATACTTTATCACTACGTAATACATCTAGTTCTCTGTGAATAGTACTCATCTTCTCTCCAAGTATCTCCAGGGCTTTTACAACTAAATATTTAGGAGATAGACCTGTTTCAGATTCAATCATAAAGTGAATATCTGTTGGATCTCCGAATGTATTTTTTAGATAGGCGCGCTCTTTCTCTAGTAGATTGGTAAGACCATTTGTTTTAGATGGATCTTCTTTATAGTAAAATGCACATAGAGAAACTGGAGAAAAGGAGGCATGTCTTTTGGCAATAGATTTGATTACCTTTGCAGTGAATGATAGTTCTTCTCCTTGACGAAGACGAGTAATTAGTACAGGTTGTTTTGTAACTGAATTAACAGGAAAGATGCGGTGCAAGTCTTTTTCAGTTAGCGGAACTTCATTCTTTGTACCCTGCATGTGATTGGTAGTTACATTTAGAAGAGCTACTTCTGTATTTTTAACAGTGCATGTAAATTCATATTCATTTTCCACAAAACCTTCTACTTCCTCTTCGGTAAAATGCATAGGAAGTAGACCAATCCGATGAATCATAAATTCATTATGCAACGGTCCTGAATTCTTGTGAATAGTAACAGAGGCATTTCCTTCACCTTGAATTCCAAGAGTTGGAATCTCTGCGTGAATAACACGCCGGATTCCGTTTACAATTGCAAGATCAACATTTTCCATATCAAATTCATACCGACCGGTTGCTTTATTTTCATGATACAGCGAATTATGAAAGAATGAACGGCTCATTTTGTTCAACTATACTCTATTATTACCAACAGATTCAATTTTTATATATTTTTGCGTTTGATTTTCCTTGTTAATTTCAGTTTCTGTTCTTAGAAGGAATGTTACTATTCTATAGTAATCATTGTATGTCATCTAAATTATTGCTTGATAACATTAAACGATATAATGCATCTGACTTTTTTAAGTTGGTAAATGTTGAACAATTGCTTGGAAATGGCAAAAAATTACCCCCTCAAATTCATTCAGTACCTGCGATTATGTTTAAGGAGACTAGAATGCTAATCTTCGGAAAGCAAGTTTTTGATTATTTACTTTTACCCGGAAAAGGATTCTTGTTAAATCTACCAAAAAAAGGAGAAAAAAAGGACACTATTACAGCCCAGTCTGATATAGTCTCCGATGAACCCCATGCTTTTAGCATATCTTCAGGGATTGGGACAGGGGATAGCTTCTCTTTTATTGAAGATAATGTAACAGATACACAACGAGGATATTTATGGTGTAGCCTTGAAGAAAAAATAAATATTCCTACGCCAGATGATATGTCTGGAAATTCAGAAAAGGGAGAAAAGAATCAAAAAGAACTTCCTGATATTTCTGCACTTCGTAGCCAACGTGACTTAGATTTACAAAATACACTAGGTCCACAAACAATTCATGCTGTTCCAATGATTCCTCCTGCTTAAGTTATGAGGAGACTAACAATTGATAAACCATTGCATCAATAAATATATCTTTATCTCTATGTCCAAAGGTGTCATCCAACCAATCATAGAATACAATTTCTATGGTTGGTTCTTCTTCCATCCATACCTCTAAATATTTTGAAAGAATATGATATTTATCCATTTTTTTTAGAAGTCCGTGGTAATAACAGACTAGTATTTCTAATCTATTTCCTTTTTTACCAAGTAACTTGGTTACTTTATCAGTCGTCACAAATAATACATTTACACAGGTGAGAATACCTTGAATGCATCGTAGATAATTCATATTAAACCGAATTTTATACATAAAAAGTTGTTTTAAGAAATCAGAAAATCGGTCAGAGCTTTTTACATAGTGTTTTTTCATTAATTCTTCTGTAAATGTTTTCATTAACATACCGTTTTTTTGTGTTTCCATATCTGGAACAAGAATCTCATACATCTTAACATAATTTCCATCCATACATGTCATACTAATACCTTTACTTGCTTCTTCATTTCCAGTTGTTCCAATTATTCCACAATCATATATAATTAATTTATATTCATTGTATGTATCTACAAGAACTTTCCAATTCCCATAATGCAGATCACAATGCATAGAATCATATACAAGAAGTGATGAAACATTAAATAATAATAGATCTGTTGAGACTTTCATTTTAAGAGTATGATCTGTCAACTCTGGGAAAGGAGTTCCTTCATGATAACTCATAGCAATTAATCTTTTACTGAAAAAATATACCTTTGGAATGATAATGTGATTGTCATTTACAAAGTTATTACGAATTTTTTTTGTATTCTCCGCTTCAAGTGTATAATCCAATTGAACATGAATGTTGTTTAGAAATTCTCGGATCAATATGGAAAAGGGAATATTTTTAAAACACTCTACTGTGTTTAGTGCATAGTTAATAGTAGAAATTAAACGTTGTGAATCTTTTTCTACGTTTGGATGACGTACTTTTAATGCAACATAACGCTTCATCTTAGAATGATATAATCTATATACTTGTCCAAGTGTACCTGATCCAACTGGAATAGTATGTAAACCATTAATCTCAAAATCTTCCTCAATATGTCGTCCAATATCTTCAAAATACATTTGCTGTGTATCTTTCCATGAATGGGTAACACATTCTTCAAAGATATATACGAACTTCTTTTTTGATTCTGCAGATAGAAATCCATCATGCATCATTAAAAACTGTAATAGCTTTTGTCCAATTGGACCACATTGTAAAGCTGTATCTTTTACATACCGAATGTTCTCATCTGTTTCACTATAAAATAGGATATACAATGAATATAATAATTTTATACAGTTCCATGAATCATAGAACATTATACCCTATAAAAAGAACTGATAACGTTTTACTTCTTTTGGACGAAGAAGGATTTACATAATAAGTAAAGAACGTTTAAATAATTCCAAACCACTTCCTTATTTTCTATATTAAGCTGGTTCCAATATTTTCCTAAATGTGAAATTAACTCCATATCACTTTGGATAATCTGATTATAGAACAAACGTTCGTCTCTCGTCTCTATATAACTTTCACAGGACGAGAAAGATTGATAGAATTTGCGCATTACAGAATCATTTGGATCATCCATGATTGCAATGTTCAATGAAGAGGAAAATAGTTTAATATCACGGTCTTCTGGAAAAACTTTTATTAAATCCTTCATAAATAATCGCAATTGTTTATGGAAATTATCTCTATACACACCATCCGAAGAAGACATCAGAATTTAGAAGTTATAATAGATATATCATGTTTAACATTCTTATATACTTTTTAGTATGTATACGAAGTGTTTTAAACAAAAGATTAATATATTTACCAAGAGGATACTATGATCATTAATTACGTGGAAAAGTTTAATGATATATTCCAGGAACTTCTAAAAGACCTAATAAAGGTATTTCCAGAAGATACAGAACTACGAACGTACCTTTTTGCAGTAAGAGCAGCTACCATGCTAAATACTTTTGTTGTATGTGATCTTTTTCACCAGCACTTAATGATCTTCAAAGATCAAATTATAGAAAAAGATGAACGATTTTTTATTGAAAAAGATTATTCTGAATTTCAATCCGATAAAGTAGATCTTCGTAAACTGGTACATAAATTAAAAATTTGTTGGACTTCCCTTACAGATGATAATAAGGAAACTTTATGGAAATATTTTAAAGTATTAATGATTCTTACAACAAAAATATATATATAAGTTTACTTAAAGGGTTCCCATAAGATTCTTTTTATCAGAGACCATGAACGATCAACAAGCATATGTTTTCAATCAATATTATATAGACTTTTTAAAAAAGGTAAAGGGTTTTGCGAAAGAACAAAAAGATGCGAAGAAGGAGGCTCGTGACATCCTTCGTACAATTAAGAAACACTTCTCAACCATGGACAAACTCAGTATGGAGTATGTTAACTTCTTAGATACACACAATTTCTGGGATAGTTATCGTTCTATGGAAGATACAACATCTTTTACAGAAGAATTTCAAAAACAACAATTATATCTGGATATATCTATTTCGGATATATCCACTGTATTAAAAGACGGTTATATTTTACGTCATTATCTGTGTCTACTTGATCTATTTCATACCACAGATTTGCCTGTAGATCCTGTACTTGAAGCAATTAAATCATTAAACCAACCTACAGAATTTGAGACAAAATTGGAAGCAATTTCTCATGAAGTAGCAGTATATAAACTTAAGAAACTTAGAGACATGCACAAAAGTCATACTCGCCATGCTTTTGAAGATGAACTAAAAGATATTGAATCTACTTCTCTTGGAAAATTAGCAAAAGAAATCATGGGAGATATCAACATTGAAGAGCTACAAAAAACTATGAGTGATCCAAATATGAATATCTTTGCTTCTCTTCAAGATCCTAATAGTGGGTTTGGAAAAGTCCTCAGCACAGTTAGTCAAAAAATGCTTTCTAAAATTGGCTCTGGAGAACTTCAACAAGAAACCTTACTCCAAGATGCCGTTAACCTTGCTTCAAAAATCCCAAATATGATTCCTGGTGGAATGGGATCTCAGTTAGGAAACATTGGAAACATGCTTGGTCAACTACAAAAAATGGGAATGGGAATGCCTGGTATGGACGGTGACAGTAGTAAAAAGGGAGGTATGAATCCCATGGACATGATGCAGGCGATGATGAGTGGAATGGGTGGGGGAAATAACAAGAAGGGTGGAATGAACCCTATGGACATGATGCAAGCGATGATGGGAGGTATGAATATGAATGGTGCGCAAAAAAGTGCTACCAGTTCTCGTGTGAGTAGAGCATTAAAGAAACAACAAACGTCTGATAGACTTAAGAAGAAACTGCAAAAACATAGAGAAAATAATATTCAAAGGGAAGTAGAGAAAGACCATGAGTGAAAAAATATGGTATGACGACCTTCCCAACTTTTTATCTTCAAAAACAATGTTTCGGATTTTACCACTACAGACAATGACCTTAGAGGAAAAGATTAATGCAATTATTAGATTCTTTATCTATTTGAGCATTATTCTGGCACTGGTTCGTATTGACGCAAAGTATCTACTCGTAAGCATTATCCCGATGGTCATTTCTTATCCAATTTATGAATTTGAACGTAAAGAGAGAAGCTCTGCAGAGACCTTCCTAAAAAGTAACGACATAGATATCGTGGACAACAAAATGTGCACCCGATCAAGTGTTGAAAATCCCTTTATGAATCCAACAATTGTAGATATTGTATATAAACCTGACCGTCCTGAAGCATGCAATGCCACTTCTAATGAACAAGTTAAACAATTAGTAGAGAAGAACTTTGATAAACGTGTATTCAAAGACGTAAAAGATATTTGGGGAAAAGATTATTCAGCGCGCGAATTCTATACTGTCCCTTCTACAACCATCCCAAACAAGCAAGGAGAGTTTGCAGAATGGTTGTATGGAACCGGTGCAACTTGTAAGGAAGGAAATGGAAATGAATGTGATGCAAAGAATTACCGTTACATTCTACGATAATCTTTATAGTTTAGGTGAAGGAGTAATAAGTAATATATCTTTTTTATACAGACGATTATGTATATAGTCTAAACGAGCTCGTAGATTCTTTTGGTATAGAACAAAGATGAATACAAATACACTTGCATTGGTGACTTCTTTGACTTTTAGATGAATAAATCCTTGAACACCATCAAGTGGGAATGGGATCTTTTCTACAATGTTTCGCATGAAATAGACAAGAACACCTATTAAATAAATATGCAAAATACATTCACCGATCAACCGAGAAGTTGGCTTTTCTTTTTGTTCTTCTGGTTGAAACTCTCCCAATATTTTGTTATCTATCCAGATACTCAAAAAGAAGGCAACTAAGAAGTAAATTGTAGTTACGTATCCTATATCTAGAATTTTGATGCTACGCAATGTAAGATCCTTTTGCCATGTCATATTTGGAGGAGGATATTGTATCAGAGATCCGGAGGCCGCGAAAAGAGGTTTGCTGCTTCTAGATTTAAACGGGGTTAGTAAAGTTTCCATTTATCTATCTAACACAAAAATAATATATTGTTTTAGGTATAGAGATATGTCAAAAAACGGAATCTTCCTTGACTCCAAGAACTATTCTACTGACTGCTGTGCAAAGGAAGCCAAAGATGCTCAAAACGAGCAAATGGCTTCTTGGCGTTTATATCAAAACCTTTATGTTCCATGTGAAACTCCCAAAATGCGCTCCCCAGAATTCCAATATGACCATCCTAACCTCCGTGCCCACATCGGCTATGGCGTTTCTGACGGATGTGCCATTGACCAAGATTCTAAATTACGTAACAATGTTCCCGGACTAACACGTGATCGTTGCAAAATTCAACTCTTCCAACGTATCTTTCAAGGTTGCCCTAACCTTAAACCTACTCTAGATGATCCTGGCAAAGAACTTCCACTACTTGAAGGTGTCTCTACTACCAGTTTAGAAGGTAATGTTATCTCTTGCAAAAAACAAATTATGGAACTTGACACCTCTCACCGTACCCCTCTTGTTGATTGCATGAAGGATATTCAAGATCCTGTACATATTGTACCTACATGGGTACGTGGAGGAGACCCAACTCGTGACTTTGTTCGCCGTAAAGAGTTCATGAATCGTTGCGGATACGGTATGAAAGCTCTTCATTAAGAAATTTACTTCTTAATTTTTTTACATTCTCTTTATATAGCAGATATGAGTTTTAATCGCTTAGCCTACGATCATTGCCGTTATTCTAGAGAACTAAATGAAAATACAAACGTCCTAAAGTATATCATTAATGAAAATCGTTATGAACATCCTAATAAATGCCGCCACGAGTTAGGAATTTTAGGTGGTGCATCCGTTTCTCATGTACGTGGAAATGTAGTAGATATGGAAAGTGAGTTACGTGGAATCACCCGTAATCTTTCCAAATGTGCTATTTCTCAATCAAAGCCGTTGGAAGAACAACCCATCATCCTAAATGATAAAACGATGCCTATTGATACCCGTAAAGTTCACTTGCCTTCATGTCAAATGATATCCTATCCATCTGTTCCGATCCCTCCTCCTCAACGTTTCAATCAATGCAAGAAAAATTAATTTTTTATATAATTATTTTTTTAGTGGTATATACTAAGGAAATGTCTCGTGCATCTTTACAACAAGATCCCTGCTCTTATCAAGAAAAACTATCTCGTTCTATCGGTCCAGGAATGTATATGCTTGCTACCCCCGCAAATGATTGTGATGATTGTGGCAAGGATATTCCTGCTGATCCTTCACTCCGTTGGCAAGCATGGGGTCCTGGGTTCTGTACTCCAGGAACTTCTGT